TCCCATTTGTAACGCTATTGAGCGAGTGTTAGACCTTATTCATCCAAAAATCAATTATGTTAAGATTGATAGATATGATACTTGGAATATGGACAACACATTGTCTGATATCATTCTACCAATGCTTAAACAACTTAAAGATAGCAAACACGGAGCACCTTATGTTGATGATGAGGATGTGCCGTATGAATTGAAATCTATTAATGATTCACCATATGTTCAAGATTTTTGTGTTGATGATGAAAAGCATTCTGCTAGGTGGGATTATGTATTGGATCAAATGATATTTGCGTTTGAACGTAAAGTCGATGATTCATGGCACGATTTATTTTGCTCCGGTGAACATGATTTAAAGAGTGTACCTTGTGAGTGGGATGAAAATGGTAAGGCCACTATGTATAAAATGGAAAAAGGTCCTAATGATACCTATGTGTGTGATTATGACGGCATGGCAGAATATGAAAAGCGTATAAAAAATGGTTTTAGATTGTTCGGTAAATATTATCAAGGTTTATGGGATTAAACATGAGTAATGAAGAAGATAAATTTAAACACTCAAAGCGTTTACAAAAAGAAGGAAACGCTATTAAAAAACAAGCAAAGATTGCTAAAGACCATGGTATCAGCGAAAAAGAAACTCATCGTTTTAGTAAACATCATGCAATGAATTGTGGAAATTTAGAATGTCTTTTGTGTAGTAATCCGAGAAAAATTTCTGGTGAAAAAACTATTCAAGAACAAAGGTTTGAACAGCGTGATTTATATGATGAACTAGGAGAAAATGAATGATATCTATTATACATTTTATTTCAGCTAAGCGCAGGTTAAAAGAATCAAAAAAAACGATTTACATGATGGGTGGTGAACTTGAGTGTCCGCCACCTATACTTGCACAGCGTGATATGATAGAATTAGAGGTTCAATATTATAAAGAAGAAGCATATAGATTTGTTATTGGTACCATTTTTGTATTTGCAATTATCCTTATTTGTTCACTTTTTTTAATTTAATTTTTTAGGAGTATCATGAGTATTGTAAATAGTTTTTTTGATTGGGTGCATAAACACACCTTATCAATTTTTGTTTTTGCTTTAGTTTTAACCTGTTTGTCAACATTGTATTCATTGATTGATATAACAAGAAAACCACCAGATATTGGCGATGCAAAAGGAGTTCAACACCATTTGGTGTGGGATATTAGTGGTAATTGTTTCTTTGTAAGACCTTACACATCTACCACTAATTATTTAATTGCTGTACCTGATTGTAATAAAGGAAACAAATGAGAACCGATAGTAATTTTAAAATGCCAAAAAATTTCAAATCAATACTTAGTGGAATTAAAAATCCAGAAATGAGGTTGTTATGGAAAAGGTCTTTTATTGAAGCTGCAATTGCAGAAAGAGGTGCCAAAATGGCAAAATATGTTGAATTAAAATCATCTAAAGGAGATTGAAATGAGTTTATTTGTGGAAGTTACATCTGTTGATAAAAGCACTAAAGACAGAGATGTTAAAGTTATTATCAACCTTGATCATGTTGTTGAGGTTGCTCCTTTGTTAGAAGGTGGTTGTACTATTTTCTTTAATGATTCTGCCGCTGTAAACGGTGTACGAACAATGAAAGTTAAAGATAGTTTCGCAATGTTCCAACAATTGGTTATGACTGTAATCACACCTAATCAAATGTCAGAAAGAATTGCAAAGATTAAAGAAGCTACAGTACCTAAAGATAAAAAACCAGCAACAGAAAAAACATTTGAATTACCAAACGACTTTAATATTCCTAAACTATAATGAAATTTGTACTAAATTGTCAACACAAAGAAGATGCTTTATTCAAACAAAAGGCTTCCAAAAACATCTTAGAGTTTGAGGCAGAAACACTTCCTGAAGTCCTAGAAGAAATTGAAAGGTTTCTTAGAGGCTGTGGGTATCATTTTGAAGGTCAATTAGACATAATCAAAGATGAATAAATACTAAGGTAAAGATTAACTCAACTTTAGGATTTTAGATGCTTATTCTAGTCATTGACCCATCAGGTCTCACACTAGACTGGTGCTTGCGTTGCATTGCCGCTGGTCATACAGTAAAACTATACACAAAAGGTTCAAGAGCTTCGCATATTGGAGATGGTCTTGTTGATAAAATAGACAATTGGAAACCATATACAAAGGTTGCGGACCTTATTTTTAGTGCAGACAACCTTGATTTTATGGATGAAATTGATGAATTAATTAAGAAAGGTTATCCTGTATTTGGACCAGGTAAGCGTGCAGCTAAATTAGAATTAGATCGTATGTATGGTCAAAACGTCATCAAAGACTTTGGTGGACCAGTTATACCTTCATATGAATTTAAAAACTATGATGAAGCAATAAACTTTATCAAACAAAATCCAAAGCGTTATGTTTGTAAACCATGTGGCGAAGAAGAAGATAAAACCTTGTCATATGTTGCAAAAGATGAAGCAGACCTTATTGGTTTTCTAATGAAACGCAAAGAAAAAGGTAAACCATCATCACCGTTTATTCTACAAGATTTCAGAAAGGGTATGGAAATTGCCTGCACTGGTATCTTTGGTCCTGCTGGTTGGATGGATTTTTGGGCAGAAGGTTTTGAGTTTAAGAAACAAATGAATGGTGACCTTGGTGTAAACACAGGTGAGATGGGTACTGTTATCCGATATACCAAACAATCCAAGATTGCAGATATGTTGATGAAACCATTAGAACCACTCCTACATGAAATTGGTTATGTTGGTATGCTAGATATGAATTGTATTATTGATGAAAAAGATGGTACACCATGGCCAATGGAATGGACGGCAAGACCAGGTTATCCAATGTGGAACATTCAACAACCACTACATAAAGATGATCCAGCAGAATGGATGCTAGACTGTATAAATGGTAAGAATACATTAGAAGTGGAAGAAAAGACTTGTGTGGGGGTCGTTATGGCGAATGCCGATTTCCCATTCAATAAAAGAGATGAAGAAGACTACCTAGACTTCCCTATACTCACGGATGACGTTCCTAATATAGAAAATGTGCATCCTTGTGAAATTAAATTGACTCAGACCGTAAAAATGATGGATGGCAAATTAGTTGAGAATGTACCAGAATGGGGCCCAGCTGGTAGTTATATTTTGGTATGTACTGGTGTTGGTGATTCTATTTCTGAAGCAAAAGATAAAGCATATAAAGTGGTAGATAAAATTAAACTTGGTAATGATCCACAATATCGTACTGATATTGGTGAAAGATGCGAGAAGGCACTTGGTAAACTTAAACGATTTGGCTTCTGTACTGGTTGGAAATACTAACTTTTTGTGTTATAATTATATTATGAATATTTTTTACCTTGACAACAATACTCGTAAATGTGCAGAGATGCACAATGATAAGCATCTAATTAAAATGGTACTTGAATATGCTCAACTTCTTTCTACTGCTCACCGTGTTATTGATGGCACTATCTCTGTTGGCCTCTCTAAGACTGGTAGAAAACAAACTAGATATGTTCTTCCTGACGACCGTGAACATACTTTGTATTCTGCTACTCACATCAATCATCCTTCCGCAATTTGGTGTAGACAATCTACTTCAAACTATATGTGGTTATATAATCTGTTGGTAGACTTGTGCAAAGAATATACCTATCGTTATGGCAAGGTTCACAAAGTAGAATCGTCTGGTATGTTAGGTAAAGAAGGTCTGTATTATTTTCCAGCAAAAATTGCAATTGGTCCATTTACTGGTCCAACACCAGCAATGCCTGATGACTGTAAAGTGCCTGGTGATTCTCTTGAATCATACCGCAATTATTACAGAATGAATAAACAGCACCTTGCTTCTTGGAAAGGAAAGATAAATAGCAGAGAAGAACCAGAATGGTTTAAAGAAATGGAGATGATTGATGCCTAGATATGAATTTAAAAATATGAAAACTGGTGAAATTGAAGAACACTCTATGTCATATAAAATGTTAGACTATTTTAAAATTCAAAACCCACACTTAGAAAGATATTTTTCTGCCGAAAACCTTGCAGGTTTAGGTGATGGTACACGCATGAGTGTACCTGGTATGGGGCAACCCCATTTAGCGTTTGAACGTGGTGTTATACAGCGAATGAAAGAAACAATTCCTGGTAACACTATGGCAGGCCACAAAACAAAACTTCCTAGAGAATGGTAA